GAGGAGAAGGACGACGAGAACTACGTAGGCTGCTGGTTCATCAACGCCAACGCCAACGCAGACCGCCGTCCCCGGATCATCGACCGGGCCTGCAACGAGGTTCTGGATCAGGACGAGGTGTACAGCGGCGGCTACGCCAAGGTCAAGGTCGGCTTCTTCTCCTACAGTGCCAGTGGCAACAGGGGCATCGGCGCAGGGCTGGAAGTCATCCAGAAGATCCGCGACGGCGAGCGCCTGAGCGGAGGCAACAGCCTGGACGGCTTCGAGGTGCTGACCGACGAGGACGACGATTTTCTGAACTGAGTATCACCCACCGGAGGCTCCGCACAACGGGCCTCCGGCCTTTTTGAAAGGAGGCAGCCGTGAAGAAACCGATCATCACGGTGGATATAGAAACCTACTCGCCGCAGGACATCGCCAAGGTCGGTGCCTACCGATACGCCCAAGACCCAGACTTTCAGATCCTGCTGCTGGGCTATGTCAACGAAGATCTGGACACTCCAACGGTCATCGACCTGACAACCTGGCCAGACACGGCACATTTCCTTCGGGAGCAGCTGCCGTGGCTGCTGGATGCCAGCTACACCAAGCGGGCGCACAATGCTGCGTTTGAGTGGTGGTGCTTGTCGGAGGCCATGGGCCTGAGCTGGGAACAGCGGGTGCTCTGGCTGCAGCAGTGGGAATGCAGCATGATCCACGCCCTCTACTGCGGCCTGCCCGCCCAGCTGGGTGCGCTGGGTCAGGTACTGCAGCAGCCGGAGGATGCCCTCAAGATGAAAGAGGGCAAGGCGCTGATCACCTACTTCTGCAAACCCTGCAAGCCCACAAAGCGCAATGGCGGGCGCACCCGCAACCTGCCTCAGCACGACCCCGATAAGTGGCGGCTGTTCTGCAAGTACAACGGTATGGACGTGGCCGCTGAGCGGGCCAACGACCGGAAGCTGGCCCCCTGGCCGGTTCCCGAGAGCATTACGCAACAGTGGCGGGAGGATGTGGAGATGAACGCCCGGGGCGTGGCTGTGGATATGGCCCTGGTAGAGGGAGCCCTCGCCTGCTCTGCGCTGATCACGGAGGAGCAGACCGCCGAGAGCAAGACACTGACCGGGCTGACCAACCCCGGCAGCCGTGCCCAGCTCCTCGGCTGGCTCCACAACCGGGGCATAGAGCTGCCGGGTCTGACAAAAGAGGATGTGACCCATGCGCTGGCAGGAGAACTCCCCAGCGACGTGCGCAGAGTACTGGAGCTCCGGCAGCAGCTGGGTAAGACCAGCAACACCAAGTATGAAACCATCGCAGCCAGCGCAGGCCCAGACCACCGGGTACGAGGAACCCTGCAATTCTACGGGGCCAGCCGGACAGGGCGCTGGGCCGGGCGATTGCTTCAGGTGCAGAACCTGCCCCGCACTTACCTCGACCATCAAGCTGAGTGGCGAGAGATCGTCAAGCTACACGACCCTGAAGCGCTGGCGCTGCTGACCGACAATGTATCGGACACCCTGAGCCAGCTGATCCGCACGGCGCTGGTGCCGGGCAAAGGGTGCACCTTCGTGGATGCAGATTTCTCAGCCATCGAGGCCCGGCTGATTGCATGGCTGGCCGGTGAGGAGTGGGTGCTGGACGTTTTCCGCACCACCGGCAAGATCTACGAGGCCACCGCAGCCCGCATCTTCGGCGTGCCCTTCGACAGCATCGTCAAGGGCAACCCCAACTACAAGTACCGCCAGCGCGGTAAAGTGGCAACGCTGGCTCTGGGCTACCAGGGCGGTGTGGGCGCTATGAAACGGATGGGCGGCGATCAGCTGGGCCTGAACGACGACGGCCTGATGGACATCGTCCGGCGCTGGCGCAGGCAGAACCCCAGCATCTGCAAGCTCTGGGATACGATGCAGAAAGCCGCCGTGCACACCATCCGCGCCGGCAGGACTACCGTACCCCGAGTAGGGGTGACGCTCCGCAAGGAGCTGGCCCTCGGGTTCCCCTTCCCGTTTCTGACCATGCAGCTGCCCAGCGGGCGCAAGCTCTTCTACGCCGACCCCGGCACCACGCCGGATGACCGCATTACTTATAAGGAGTGGGACACGGGCAGCTGGCGGGAAGCCGAGACCTACGGTGGCAAGTTGACCGAGAACCTCACCCAAGCTGTGGGCCGGGATTGCCTGGCTTTCGCGCTGGACAACCTCCGACGGGCTGGGTACCAGGTGGTGTTCCATGTCCACGACGAGGTCATCATCGAGCTGCCGACCGCGCAGGACGCAGAGGCCGCGCTGGACAGCGTGGTACGCATTATGAGCATTGTGCCGCCCTGGGCCGAGGGGCTGCCCCTGAACGCGGCAGGCTGGTACGGTGACTTCTTTACAAAGGACTGAGGACGATGAAAAACTCCATGATTTCCGACAAGGCGGCTGTCTACGCAATCTCGAAGGAGGATGCACTGACCCGGTTGTCAGCAGAGTATGATGCCCTGTTTACGCAGAAACGCTTCGGTGATGCTCACGGCGTAGCGTTGGCAATGCGGATCATCCGCAGCTTAGATTCACACATTCTCACCCAAAAGGAATGGAGGGAGAGCAGACGATGAGCAAGACTTACCCGCCTGACAACTCAGATGTGTGCCCCTGCACCTGCGGGGCCCTGCCCCACGGTGTTGGGGTGAGGACTGACAGGACGGTCGGGCTGACCAAGTACCGCAAGAGCAGCAGGTACGCCAGCGACGGCGGCTGGTCGGTGGTCTGCACCCGCTGCGGCAGGGTCGGCGAGCGCGGCAGCACGCAGATCGAAGCAAAGGCCAGATGGAACGCAAAGCGGTACAAGTATGGCCCGCTGAAAGAGGAGGACAAATGAGCGCTACACCAATTGAGATCAGCGTGGGCGGCAGCCGATGGGCATCCAGCTGGGCGCAGGATCTTATGACCTGGGAGGACTTCACCGAAAGCCTGTCGGCCCGGATGTACAACAACGCCAGCGCTGAGACCCACGCCGAGTACATGGCCCTGTCCAAGGCAGAGCAGGACAAGCGCAAGGACGTGGGCGGCTTTGTGGGCGGCAGCCTGCGGGACGGCCTGCGCCGCCGCGGCTGCTGCACCGGGCGCAGCCTGATCACGCTGGACATGGACGGCTGCGCCCCCGGCAGCACACAGCAGTGGGTGGCCGCCATCAAGGCCCTGGGCACAGCAGCGGTCTATTCCACCCGGAAGCACGACCCGGAGCACCCACGGCTGCGGGCCATCTTCCCCACCGACCGCGTGATGCAGCCGGAAGAGTACCAGCCCTGCGCCCGGATGGTGGCCCAGATGCTCGACCCCACCATGCAGGTGTTCGACAAGACCACCTTTGAAGCCGAGCGCCTGATGTACTGGCCCAGCCGCAGCAGCGACAGCCAGTGGGTCTGCGAGGCCACCGAGGACGGTGACCGGATCAGCGTGGACGACACCCTCTGGCTTTACGAGGACTGGCACGACGTGCGGCAGTGGCCTGCGTGCCCTGCTGAGGCGGTCAAGCTGCCCGGCGGCAAGCAGGCCGACCCCACCGCCAAGCAGGGCGTAGTGGGCGCTTTCTGCCGGACTTATGACATCCGGGCGGCAATCGCAAAGTTTCTGCCCGGGGTGTACGTCGATGCCGGGCAGGATCGCCTGACCTACGCCGCAGGCAGCACCACGGCGGGCGCGGTGCTTTACGACAACGACACCTTCATCTACAGCCACCACAGCACCGACCCCGCAGGCGGCAAGCTGCTGAATGCCTGGGATCTGGTGCGAATCCACCGCTTCGGTCAGCTGGATGCCGATGCCGCGCCGGGCACACCCGCAGCGTCCCTCCCCAGCTGGCAGCAGATGCGGGCCCTGGCCGAGAACGACGGCCCCACGGCGGCCCTGCTGCGGCAGGAGACCGTAGACCACGCGATGGAGGGCTTCGAGCCACTGCCCGAGGAGGACACCGACCCGGATAAGTGGCAGGAAAAGCTCGACCGCACCCAGAAGGGCGCGATTGCCTGCACCATCCAGAATGCGTGGCTCATCCTCGAGCACGACCCGGTGCTCAAAGGCCGGATCTGGTCGGACACCTTCTCGGAACGGCTGCGGTGCAAGGGCCCCTTCCCCTGGAGCGACAAGACCCAGGAGCGGGACTGGAGCGACGAGGACGACGCTGGCGTGCGCTGGTATCTGGAGACGGCCTACCACTTCAGTGGGGTCAATAAAGCCGCCGACGCGGTGGCGCTGACCGGAGGCCGCCACGCCAAAGACCCGGTGCGGGAGTACCTGAGCGGGCTTACATGGGATGGCACCGAGCGGCTGGACACTCTGTTCATCGACTACTTAGGCGCGGAGGACAGCAGCTACACTCGCGCGGTCACCTGGAAGATGTTCGTTGCTGCGGTGGCCCGGTGCTTCCGCCCAGGCTGCAAGTTCGACCAGATCTGCATCCTCAGCGGCAAGCAGGGCATCGGCAAGAGCCTGCTCCTCAGCCGGATGGGCAAGGAGTGGTTCAACGACAGTATCACCAGCTTCGACGGCAAGGAGGCCCGGGAGAACCTGCGGGGTGTCTGGATCGTAGAGCTGGGCGAAATGACGGCTTTCAGCAGGAGCGAATCCGAGGCGGCCAAGCAGTTCCTGAGCCAGACGGAGGACAGATACCGGGCCGCTTATGGCCGGAGAACGGTGCAGTACCCCCGCAGGTGCGTGTTCTTCGGTACCTCCAACAGCTCCGATTTTCTCCGCGATGCCACCGGCAACCGCCGATATTGGCCCATAGATTGCAGCTACGAGCGGCGCACACGGGTCGTGCACGATGATCTGACCCCCGCAGAAGTGGATCAGCTGTGGGCCGAAGCGGTGGCCCGATTCAACGCGGGAGAGGAGCTGATCCTCCGGGATGAGCTGCAAAAGGCCGCCCTGGCAGAGCAGCAGGCGCACACCGAGCGCGACCCCTGGGAGGGCAGTATCCTCGATTTTCTGGACAAGCCCCTCCCTCTGGACTGGGCCAAGCGCACCATCGACGAGCGGGTCTGCTGGTGGGAGAACGGCCCCGCAGACCCCGCCACTGCCACCCAGCAGCGCACCTCGATCTGCGTCAACGAGGTCTGGCGGGAGGTGCTCGACAGCACCGGAAAGGCCCCC